CCGTGTAGTAAAGACTGTGCGGAGCGGTCGGCATCGTGCCACTGCTCCTGTACAGCTTATCAAGAGTATTACAAAGCCAATGCAGCCAAGCGAGAAGAAGTATCACGGCAGAAGGCACGCTACATGGATATTACAGGGGAAAGGATGGAAGCCGGGAAAAGGATAGCCCGGAGGAACGGGGGAAGGCGGTGAGCGCTCCGAAATACAGATATTACTTTGAGGCAAGAAAAAGGATTCTTGGATACAAGGAAGGCCGAAAGCCTGCAGGTGTGATTGGCTTTATCTACGATCACGCTATCGAGCTGGCATTGAGCGACGTGGACAAAATGCCTGATGCAGAAGCACGCAGAAAGATTATTGATTATGTCCTTATGCACGGCGGTTCTGTAGATGCTGCATCTATCAAGTACCACTATTCTTGCCGGTCTGTAAGCAGGATAATCGCGCACTTTATGGGCCTCGTGATCCATTATGTAAACGCTGAATAATGGCGAGCATGGGCCTACACGGGTGAAATAATTATTACGATGGCAAAAGCCATTGACGACCTCCTCCATGTGACCCTTTCTGTGGGAGGTGCATCCGTAGCTCAGAAGGCCAGAGCATGAATGTCGCCGGTTCGAGTCCGGTCGGATGCAATTTGATCGATATGGGAAGTAGGAAGTGGAACATCAAAAAGCAAATGAATGGGAGCGGCAGAGTGTGATAAGGAAGTTGTGTGGAGCTTAGGGTATGGCAAAGGGTAAGTACAAAAAATGGCTAGAGCCAGACAACCTTCTACGCGTCACCGGATGGCTTCGGGACGGCCACACAGATAAAGAAGTAGCCGAGAATTTCATCGGGATAAGCGAGACCACTTTTTATAGCTGGATGCAAAGCTATCCGGAGTTTTCGGAGTCAGTAAAAAAGGGTAAGGCACCGATCGCGGAAGAAATTGAAAGCACTTTTTATGACCGGTGTAAATTTCAGGACTATGAAGAAGTCACAGAGGAAATTGTAGAAAAGGGAGACGGCACCAAAGAGAGACACATAAAGAGGGTAAAGAAGAAGCTCCCGCCGTCTGATGCGTGTCTGATCTTTGCACTGAAAAACCTCAAGAAAAGCAAATGGCAGGATAGGCCGGTACCGGATGCAGACAGCAACAAGTTGCTTGCTGAAGTGAAAGAGCTACTACAGGGGGTAGAAAGTGCCGTGGACTGAGAAACAGCTTGAATACAACCTGCACTGTAACCACAGGTGGAATATCAAGACAGGCGCAACCGGATCGGGAAAGAGTTTTTTAGACTACACCTTGATAATCCCAAAGCGAATATGTGCACTGAAAGGCGAAGGCCTTGCGGTGCTTTTAGGCAATACGCGAGGCACGTTTGAGCGCAACATTTTATCACCGATGCGTGACAGATACGGCACGGAGCTGGTAGGCAATATCAGGGCAGACAACACTGTCAGACTTTTCGGGCATACGGTATATGCACTTGGCGCGGACAATAAAAAGCGTGTAGAGAAGATACAGGGCTCAACAATTGAGTATGCGTATGGCGATGAGATAACGACATGGGATCAGGAAGTGTTCGAAATGCTCAAGTCTCGATTGAGAACGGAGCACTCGCACTTTGACGGAACCTGCAACCCGGCAAACCCGCAGCACTGGTTCAAGAAATTCCTTGATTCTGATGCAGACATATACCAACAGAGCTACTGCATAGATGACGGGTGCCTGCCTCCAAAGGTTGTGGAAGAGCTAAAAAAGGAGTACGCGGGCACATTCCGATACAAGCGCTATATCTTAGGGCTCTGGGCGATGGCAGAGGGAATCATATATGGTGACTGCTTCAATGACAGCAATATCTTAGATACTGAGCCGGGCACAGCTGGAGATTACTATGTGTCGAGCGACTACGGTATACAAAACGCGACGGTGTTTCTTCTGTGGCGCTTCTCTCCGTCATTAAACGCATGGGTGTGCTTGGACGAATATTACTACTCTGGACGAGACGAACGCAGGCAGAAGACCGTTTCGGAGCTTGTAGATGGATATGAGGAGCTTACACAGGGCAGAGAAATTAAGCAGACGATTGTAGACCCTTCTGCAGCGGCCTTGATTGTGGAGCTCCGGAAGAGAGGGCACCGGACACGGCAGGCAGACAACGATGTTTTACCAGGCATCGCAGATGTGCAGACGATGCTAAAAGGCAACCGGCTTCTGTTTATGCGTCGATGCAAAAACACAATTGATGAATTCGGCGTGTACTCATGGGATGAGCAAGCTGCAGATCGCGGAGAAGACAAGCCAATCAAAGAAAACGACCACGGCATGGACGCAGTCCGTTATTTTGTCCGGACGATGAAGCTGGTGAAAAAAGAAAAGAAGCCAGAAAGCCGGCAGCTCATATATTTGTAATGAAAGGGAATTAAATGCTTACATATGACGATCTTGTGAGAACAGGCGAAAACGATATTGCACGCGGGGAGTTCTGCGAGGCTTCCGTGAATCAGTTTTTTGCATCCAGAGAGTACAGGGATGCGCAGATCGGACAGGCGTACTACTCCAAGCACAATGTGACAATTGAGCAGTATCAGAAAATGATCAGGACGATCACGGGAAGGCTTGTACCAGATTACTGGTCAAGCAATTACAAACTGAAAACACTGTTCTTTCGCCGCCTTGTCACGCAGCAGGTTCAGTATGTGCTTGGAAATGGCCTCACACTGGAAAAGCCAGAGGACAAGGAGAAGCTTGGGAAAGACTTCGATTACAAGCTGCAGACCATCGCAAAAGAGGCAATGTATGGCGGTGTTGCTTTCGGCTTCTGGAACTATGACCATTTAGAGGTGTTTTCATACGCGGACAGCCCTTCACAGCCAGGATTCTGCCCCTTAAAGAGTGAGCAGGATGCATCAGTGCGCGCCGGCATCCGTTTCTGGTTTAAGCAGGTAGGAACCGACACGGTGGCACGCTATACGTTGTACGAAGAAGACGGATACACGGAGTATCAGCGGACAGGCTCGGAAGAAGTCAAGGTTCTGCAGGCAAAGCGCGGATACAAGATCAAAGAAAATCGCATTGCGGATGGGACAATCGTAGATATCTGTGAGGAGAACTATGGCAGGCTTCCGATTGTGCCGCTGTATGCCAACGACACGCACGAAAGCGAGATTGTAGGTGTGCGGGAAAGCATAGACTGCTATGACATGATCAAGTCCGGAATGGCCAATGTGATCGATGACACGTCAGAAATCTTCTGGCTCGTACAGAACAGCGGCGGCATGGATGACGTAGACCTTGCGGAACTGCTGCAGAGGATCAGAAACACTCATTCCGCAGTAGTAGACAGCGACGGCGGCGGCTCCATTACTCCGCAGACGCTCAATGTCCCGACTGATGCACGGCAGGCTATGCTTGAGATTCTTCGGCAGGATATCTATGAAGACTTCCAGAGTCTTGATGTTAAGACCCTTTCTGCAGCCCAGAAGACCACGCAGGAGATACAGGCAGCTTATCAGGCAATGGATAACAAATGTGCAGACTTCGAATATTCCGTGCTCGATTTCGTGCAGAACATCCTCGACATTGCAGGGATTGATGACAACCCTTCCTTCATCTGGAATCGGATCGTAAACCAGAAGGAGCAGACGGAAATGATTCTTTCTGCAGCCGATTTTCTTACGGATGAAATGATAATCAAAAAGCTTCCGTTCCTTACTCCGGAAGAAGCAGAAGAGGTATTGCAGCAGAGAGAACAGGAGCAGCTCGAACAGTACGAAGGAGAAGACGGCGAGGAACCGGAAGACGGCGAGGAAGGAGAAGGTGACGACGTTTCAGGAGCTATTGATGAAGCATTTGGCGGAGACGATGACGAAGTGACCGCGATGCTTGACGACTTTGAGAAAGAGATTGACAGCCTTTTCTCTGGCTCTGGAGACGAGAAAGAGGATGAAGAATGAGCAGGACGAGAAAGAAAAGCGGAGGTTATTCCTCCAAGTACTACGACCCGGACAAAGCTCATGCGTACTATATGGCCAACCGGAAGCTCAAAGGGCGCACATCCACAAAAGGGATGAGCCAGAAGCAGAAAGAGGCACTCAAGTACATCAAAGAGCAGCTCAAAGAAGAAAAGAAGAAAGTAATTGCTGATACAAAAAAAGTCCTTGATGGCCAGATCAAGACACTGCGTCAGACTATCAAAGACGAAATAGCAAGGATGCGCGAAGCTAAGAACGCTGCGCTCAAAGGCACGAAGGACAAAGCAGAAAAGCAGAGAATCCGGGACGAATACAATGCCAAAAGCAAAGCACTTCGAGAGCAGATGAAGGGACAGATCAGCAAAGCAAGAAGCGCATACAAGGACTTTAAGACAAAGCTGAAAGATTATTACAAAGAGAAGTACAACCAGGAATACGACAATGTGAAGGCGAAGATGTAATGGCATACTATTCCGACATTGAGACAGACAAGCGGCTTGCAGAGCTCGAAAAGAAGATCGCGAAGGAGTACCGCGCGGCAAATAAAGACCTGACAAGGACGGCACAGGAATACTTCGAGAAATTCGAGAAGCGCTATAAAAAAGAGTATGCCGCTTATCAGGACGGGAAGTATACAAAAGCTCAGTTTGACGCATGGGTGAAGGCGCAGGTTATGCGCGGCGAGCACTGGCAGCACCTTAGAGACCAAGCTGCAGAAAGGCTGACGCACACAAACACGATTGCCGCTGCATACATCAACAACGACATGCCTTCCATCTGGACACTTAACTTTAACTATGAGGGGTACCGGGCAGAACAAGAGCTGCGCGGTATCTCTTTTGATATTGCGGACGAGTGGACAGTAAGACGGCTCATGACCGAGGAACCGGACTTACTGCCTACACTGCCGCCAGAGAAAGCAATCAACATCCCAAAGGATCAGCTATGGAACCGCAGGAAAATAACACAGTCGGTCAATGCTGCCATCATACGCGGGCAAGGTGTCTCTGAGCTTGCAAAATCTTTTGAACACGTTGTTGGCATGAACCGCACGTCTGCAATCAGAAACGCAAGGACAGCTTATACAGGAGCACAGAATGGAGGCAGGCAGCAGAGTTACGAAGCACTTGCTGCAATGGGGGTTAAAGTAGAAAAGCAGTGGATTGCTACACTTGACGGAGCTACAAGACCTAGCCACATGCGGCTTGACGGTGAAATCGTGCCGTATAAAGACACCTTTTCTAATGGGCTGGAGTATCCGGGCGACTCGGCAGGCCCTCCCGCAGAGGTGTACAACTGCCGCTGCACCATGAAGGCAATCCTTGACGGGAACCGGAACGCCACAAGAACAAGAAGAGCGAGGGATGAGAACGGAGAAAACAAGATTGTCGAGAATATGACCTATACCGGTCAAGAAAGAACAGTAAGCTATCAGAGGTGGATTGATCATAAAAACGAAAAAATGATGCAATCTTATGTTGACAGCGCCGAATGTATTACAACGCCAAAAAAGTATACAGAATACTTTTTAAAGGATGGAACGTCACACAGCAGGGAATTTTTTGACGTTGGATATTCTGCGAAAGATGATTTAATATTAAGATATGACATGGCAAAGCAGTTTAACATATCCAAGGGTGTTGAAAAAAGAATAACAGAAGATGGCGCAGATGAAATGAATATATACATGCAGCTTGGAATAACAAAAGCAAGAACATTCAGAACGTCTTGGAGAAAAGACGCAGGAACAGACAGATATCGCATTATTACAGCATATAGGTTTAAGGTGAAGAAAAAATGAGCATAAAGGAATATGATAAAGTTATTATGCCAGATGGTAAAATCGGAACGCTGGTAGACGTTTATGCAGACGGGACGAAAGGCGTTGTTGAAGATTTGAAAGAAACAAACGGAATATATCAACTGTATGACGTCATGATTAGTGACCTTAGAGAAGCTGTCAATGTCTGATAATGTGAAGATCGAGATCAAGCTAGACAATCGCCAAAAGGTAAAAGGGCTGATAAAGACGCAGCTACTTCTTGCGCTGGAAAAGTGTGGGATGGTCTGCGAAGGGTATGCAAAGGACTTGTGCCCTGCAAAGACTGGGGCACTTAGAAATAGCATTACGCATAATCTTGCAGAAAGCGAAAAGGCCGTATATATAGGCTCTAACCTCGAGTATGCTCCGTATGTAGAGCTTGGCACCGGAAAATATTATAAAGGTGGAAGACGCACAAAATGGAGATATCAAGATGATGATGGAAACTGGCATACAACCGAAGGCCAGAAACCGCAACCATATCTCAAGCCTGCAGCCGCCGATCATCTCGACGAATACAGGAAAATAATCAAAAGCACTCTTGAGAAATAGAATATAAAGATAACTACTAGCCCCGGCAGAAATGCCAGGGCTTTTTTGTTGTGCAAAGTTGGCGAGCCGTGGCCTAAAAAACACGGAAAATTAACTGTAGCAGGCGCGAAGGAATGCACCGGCTAAAGGCGAAGAACAGCTTAAAGGAGGAGCCGAAGGAATGGCACTGAAACGCAAGGATGTCCGTGCACTCTTTGAGGATGCGGATACATCGACCGAAGAAAAGGTCGCAAAACTGATGGCAATGCATATCGAGACCGTGGACGGCTTAAAGGATGAAATCGCAACACTCAAAGCCGACTCGGAGAAGCTGAAAGACACTCAGCAGAAATTGAGCGAGCTCGAAGCACAGCAGGACAAGAGCAAGGGCTGGGAGGATAAGTATAAGGCCGAGCATACCGCGTTCGAGTCCTATAAAGCAGAGCAGACCAAGGCGAAGAACAAGGCCGCAAAGCTCGAGGCATACAAGCCGATTCTGAAAGAAGCAGGAATCAGCGACAGTATCGCCAAGCTGATTATTGCGGCATCTGACGACATTGTAGACGGCATCCAGATCGAAGACGGAAACGTCAAAGACAAGGATGCAGTTACAAAGACCGTCAAGGAACGCTTTGCTGACTACATCGGAATGTCAGGCACAAAGGGAGCAAGCACCCAGACACCGCCCGGCAACTCCGGAGGAAAGATGACCAAAGAAGAGATCATGAAAATCAAAGATACGGCAGACCGCCAGAAGGCGATTGCTGAAAATCATGAGCTCTTCGGATTTTAAAGAAAAGGAGCAAGTAAATGCCAGCATTAGCGAATTTAACTACACAGGCACAGATCACTGTTACGACCCGCGAGGTTGATTTCGTCACAAGATTCAGCAAGAACTGGGACGCGCTCAGAACAATCATCGGTATCACCAGACCGATCCGCAAGACACCCGGAACGAAGCTCGTTTCTTATGAGGCAGAGATGGATGGAAGCCTGCAGGGCGGCACCACTGTAGCAGAGGGCGACGTGATCCCGTTCACCAAGTTCAAAGTGAAGGAAGTGGGTTATGGAGACATTGAAGTTGCCAAATATGCAAAGTCCGTATCCATCGAGGCGGTGCAGAAGTACGGCGCAGAGATCGCTGTAGAGAAGACTGACGAGCAGTTTCTTGTAGAGCTGCAGAACAAGACTCTTAGCGACTTCTACACCTTTCTCAAGACCGGAACGCTTCAGGGGTCGCAGACCACTTGGCAGAAGGCTCTTGCAATCGCAAAGGGTGCTGTGGTCAACAAGTTTTCAGCAATGAATCGAACCGTCACTGAGGTGGTAGGCTTCGCCAACATCATGGACCTGTATTCATATGTTGGCGCTGCAGATATCACCGTACAGACCGCTTTCGGCCTGCAGTATATCCAGAATTTCCTCGGCTACAAGACGCTCTTCCTGCTTCCTGCCGAGTACATCCCGGAGAAGACCGTTATTGCTCTGCCGGTTGAGAACATCGATCTGTACTATGTAGACCCTTCCGACAGCGACTTCGCAAAGATGGGACTGCAGTACACCGTAGACGGGGAAACAAACCTCATCGGCTTCCACGTAGAAGGCGACTACACCAGAGCTACGGGCAACTCTTTCGCGATCATGGGAATGAAGCTGTGGGCTGAGTATCTGGACGGAATCGCAGTCGTCACCGTAGGCGAGACGGACAAGAATCCGGAGGTCGCAGCACAGGCCAGTGAAGCAGAGCAGACCAGTGACGCAGAAGTAAAGGGATAAGTAACAGGGAGGTCTTAAATGCTGTACGAAATCATGCGGTACATCCGGAATTTTTTCACGGCTCCCAACGGATACCACGATGGGACGTATGAGATTACGGGCGGCACGATAGACCTCCCGTTTTTATCACCCGGTGATTATTTCCTCGTAGAAGGATCATCGCGAAACGATGGAGTTTATCAGTACCCGGCGCTGGATATGAGAGACGAAACCTTTACAGGGACAATCACCGAGCTGCATCCACCTCTTGCGTTTCTCGATCTTGTCGCAGAAATCAAGGCGTATCAGCTCAAGAATGGAGCGCAGGGCCCGTATCAAAGCGAATCCTTCGGCGGCTACTCTTACACAAGAGCGACCGACAAGAACGGAAATGCGGCGAGCTGGAAGAATGCCTTCGGCTCCCGATTGGCTACATGGAGGAAAATATGAGCCTTTTAGATTCCATGATGGAGAAGTGCACAATTATCGACCGGAAGACAGAGCCAGACGGTGAGGGCGGCTATAACGTAGTGTGGCAGGACGGGGCAACAATTGATGCTGCTATCGTCCATAACTCTTCGATGGAAGCACAAATTGCAGAGAAGCAGGGCGTGACAAGCGTCTATACCGTCACAACGCCCCGCGCTGTGCTTCTTGAGTATCACACAGCGATTAGACGTAATAGCGACGGGAAAATTTTCCGCGTTACGAGTGATCCGGAGGACATCAAAAGCCCTGCGGTATCTTCGCTTGATATACGACAGGTTACAGCCGAGAAATGGAGCCTTCCGTCATGACCAAAGCTGCGGCACTAAAGAAATTCTTTTCGTCTTTCGGAATTTCCGCATATCCAAGTAATGCAGTCCCAGACGAAACCGTTTTTCCGTGGCTTACATACGAGGCGTCGTTTGGATACCTGGAGGACGGAGAAATCCCGATCGCGGTGCACCTTTACTACCACACGACTTCCGAGGCAGTCCCAAACGAGAAGGTCGAAGAGATCGGACAGGCAATCGGAAGAGGCGGCACAGTCATTCATTGTGATGATGGTGCCATTTGGATCAAGCGCGGGAGCCCGTTCTGCACATCGCAGACGGATGCAGACAGACAAGAGATAAAGCACAGATATATGAACCTCACGCTTGAATATCTGACGGCGTGAGCAAGGGAGAAGAGCATATGAAATTTACAAAAATCCCAGAGGAAACATTCAAGAATATCCAGCTTAATGCGGGTGTTCTTGCAAAGAGCTTCACGCCTGCGGGTGGGGAGATCACCGACATTCTCGGCGCTACTTCTGGCGGCGTGGAGTTTGAGGCAACACCGTCTTTTACAGACTACGGAGAGGACATCGACAACTGCCCGAAGAACACAAAGGAGCTCAAGAAGCTCGATTCTTGGGAGGTAAAGATGTCCGGAACCTTTATTACGGTGACGGCAGACCTTGGCAAGAAGCTGATCGCTGCAGCAGATGTAGACGCAGAGGACACAACACACATCGTGCCTCGCAACGATATCGCCCAGAGCGATTTCGAGGATATTTGGTGGGTTGGCGACTACTCCGACGAAAACGGAGAAAAGAACGGCGGTTACTGCGCTATCCACATGCTGAACGGCCTGTCCACTGGCGGCTTTAAGCTGAAAACTGATGACAGAAATAAGGGAAAATTTGACTTTGAGTTCACCGGTCATTACTCGCTCAGCGAGCAGGATAAGGTGCCTTTCGATGTATACATCAAAGCCGGTACTGCTGAGGCATAAAAAGGATGGTAACACATGGGAAGACTTGAGGAAGCTAGAGGGGCCGACGCAATCGATCTGATCGCTGATCTTATCGATCCACTCACAGAGATATCACAGGATGAGGAAATCCTTAAACTGACGCGTAAAAAAGGAACACCCGTTTTTAAGATCGTGCAGGCGATCCTCCGCAGGCACAAGGATTCTGCAATTCAGATTCTCGCGATCATCGACGGGGTGGAACCGGAAGATTACAAGGGCAATGTGTTCACGATCATCGGCCGGCTTCTCGGCCTTCTGAACAACAAGGATATCCAGAGTTTTTTTGGAGTTTCTCCGGAGAGGAAGCAGAAGAAATCTTCTGGGCGTGCTACGGAGAATACCGAGGAAACCGAGGAAGCATAAGGAATTTTATACGTTATTACGCCGCCAAGTACGCCGAGCATCAGCGCGAGGCGGCGTATCGCGTATATGTGACAGATGGAATCTACTTGCAAGGGCAGGGCAAGACCTTCGGAGCCCGGTACTGTGACCTTATCAAGCCACACAAGGTTGACCGCAGAACCGGAGATGAAATTGCGGCAGACGTTATCAGAAAAACAGGAATTACGCTTGTATGACACTTTTAGAGCTGTTGGTAAAAATATCCGCTGATACAAGCGGACTCGATAAGGGATTGGATTCCGGGCTCGGAAAAATCAAGTCCGGTCTGTCTACACTTGGCTCCTTTGCTACAAAGGCAGTAGCAGGCGCGACTACTGCAGTAGCTGGGTTTACTGCAGCATCAATCAAAACCGGAATGGATTTTGACACTGCCATGTCTCAGGTCGCTGCAACAATGGGGATGACCGTAGACCAGATGAATAGCGACATGGAAACGGTCACAGTAAACGGCGAGACCTTTACGGGAAATTTGACCGAGTTCGCGGAGCACATGGGAGCAACGACTCAGTATACCGCCAAGCAGTCTGCTGATGCGCTTAACTACATGGCTCTTGCAGGCTATGACACGAAGACAGCTATGCAGATGCTTCCGAACGTCATGAATCTGGCGGCTGCGGGCGCAATGGATCTTGCTACGGCCTCTGACATGGTGACGGATGCACAGACGGCACTCGGTCTATCCATTGACGACACAAATGTCATGGTTGACCGCATGGCAAAAACTGCATCGAAGTCTAACACTTCCGTTCAGCAGCTCGGTGATGCTTTTTTGACAGTTGGTGCAAACGCGAAATCTATGGGGAGCGGCCTGTATGATACCACACAGGAAGCATCGCAGGTCCTCGGCATCCTTGCTGATAACGGCATCAAAGCATCCGAAGCAGGAACACACCTCCGGAACATTTTGCTCGCATGTAATCCCCCGACCGATGATGCAGCGGCAGCATGGAAACAGCTTGGCGTATCGGCTTATGACGCGGACGGGAATCTCAGAGACTTACAATTTGTCTTTTCTGATCTGAGCGAAGCAATGAAGGGGATGACCGCACAGCAGCGGGACGATTTAATCACCAAAATGTTCAATAAAACGGACTTGGCAGCAGTCAATTCCCTTCTTGATACCTCTGTTGACCGCTGGAGCGAACTCGCGGACGCAATTGCTGGGGCTTGGTATTCTTCGGACTCCCTTGAGTCTCAGTTAAAAGGAAAGCTAAACATTTCGCTTGACGAAATGAAGCAAAACCTAGAAAAGCTCGGAGTGACAAGTGAAGACTTCTCCCACGCACTGGATAACTGCAATGGAGATGTGGAGGAATTCGCTGCCGGTCTCTTTGAGGATACAGATGCGGGAGTGGAAGTATCCGACGTAACAAAGGCACTTGGCGGCAATCTCGGAAAACTGCAGGCTGCTTTTGATGGCGCTACAGGGTCTGCGCAGGCAATGGCAGAGACGCAGCTTGACAACCTCAGTGGTGATATCACATACATGCAGTCCGCATTTGAAGGATTGCAAATATCTGTTTCCGACCTTACTACAGGGACGCTGCGGGAGTTTGTGCAGTTCGCTTCCAATGGCTTGAGCAACATCACTTTGGCGATGAAGGCGGGCGGCCCTACTGCGGCAATTAAAGAGATTGCGAACATCTTACCGCAGGGGATACAGATGGTTGTGTCAAAGCTCCCGACCTTTATCAATGCAGGAATCCAGATTCTCGGCGCTGTAGGGCAAGGACTGATGCAAGCCGTCCCGTCCCTTGTGTCTGGGGCAGCGCAGATAGCTGCTCAGCTCTTTACGGCATTTATCACATACGCACCGAAGCTCTTAGAGGCTGGCGCTGATATGATCCGTAATCTGTCGCAAGGTCTTTCCGGAAACGTCACGGAACTGATCAATAAGGCGCTCCCTATGATCATGGAGTTTTCGGCAAACCTTCGTGCGAATGCCGGTGAGCTCATAAGTGCAGGATTGGAAATGATTGTGCAGCTTGCGCAGGGGATTATCAACGCGCTGCCTACGATTATCGAAACGGTTCCTACAATAATCGACAATATTGTCAACATCATCAACGATAACGCTCCGAAGATGCTTGTAACCGGTTTGCAGCTTATCGTCATGCTTGTGGCGGGCCTCATACAAGCAATTCCGGTAATTATTCAGGAGCTTCCGAAAATCATTACTTGCATTTGGGATACGATTTCTGCTGTGCAGTGGATCAGTCTCGGAATGAAAATAATGACAGCGTTCAAGAACGGCATTGCGGCACTTTTGCCTTCGATAAAGAGCGCAGCGAATAATATCAAAAACGGAATCATCAACGCAATAAAGCAAATGCCTTCTAAGTTGCAAGCACTTGCAGATCAGGGCGTTCGGGGAATCATTAGTAAGTTCCAGAGCATTAATTGGGGCGAGATCGGAATGAACGTGGTTCGCGGAATTGCAAACGGAATCCGCTCTGCTATCTCTTGGGTGGTGGACGCAGCTAAGGATGCAGCAGTTGCAGCGCTTAATGCTGCAAAAGACTTCCTTGGGATTCACTCGCCCTCTACTCTGATGCGCGACCAAGTAGGAAAGTACATTTCTCTTGGTATGGCAGCAGGCATTGATGACTACTCCGATTCTGCAGTGCACTCAATGGAGAGCATGGCGCAGAACGTCTCTGATGCGGCTACGGTGTCCATGCAGACAAGCACAGGGGGCTCTACCGGCTCCATGCTTGGCGGTTATGGCCCTATCAGCATAAATGTATACGCAAGAGAAAACGACAGCTTGACAGACCTTGCGGAGCGCGTGAGCGATGTGCTCGGAAGCGCTGTGAATCGCAGGAGGGCGGTGTTTGCATGATCTATAACGGCGTTAATTTGACTGATTATCATGTGGAATTTATGAACGAGGCGGCTTTCATAGCTGCCCCGTCCCGTTCTTACACATCGACATCAATACCAGGACGAAACGGGGATCTGCATATTGCTTCGGATCGCTACGAAAATCTGCCCGTAAAGGTAACGGCGATTATCTTTGATGATATTCGCAGATACTACGGGCCGCTTGCTGCATTTCTGACGCAGGACGCAGAGTATCACAGACTGGAAGGATTCGAAGACCCGGATATTTACCGGATGGCGGCGGTGAAAGAAATCGGAGCGCCGAAGCTCCGCACGTTTGCTCGCGGCGGTTCCTTCGCAATCTCCTTTGATTGCAAGCCTATGCTGTACGTAAGAGACGGGGAAGAGCCTCAGACATATATTTCTTCTGGGAGTATCTTAAATCCTTATTTTGCAGCAGCTAAGCCGATTCTAAGGGTGTACGGATGGGGAACATTTTCTGTTGGCTCCGGGACGATCAAAGTCCACTCGGATTCTGCCGATTATATCGACATAGATTGCGAGCTGAAGGATGCATACAACGGAAAGAACAACCGCAACTCTTTTATCGAGGTCACAGAGTGGCCCGAGCTTCTGCCGGGAGTAAATGAAATCACAATTCCTTCTACAGTGACCAAAATTGAGATTGTTCCGAGGTGGGTGACGCTATGATTCCTGTTCTGTACAGCGAAAACGAAAAAGAATTTAAGACGCAGGGACTTGGGTGCCTTACGGACGCGATTTCCTGCAAGGTCACGGAAGAAAGAAACGGCTCTTTTGAACTTGAAATGCAGTATCCAATCGACGGGATACACTACAGCGACATTGCATATAGCCGCATCATAACCGCCGTCCCGGCTGACGGGGAAGACCCGCAGCCGTTTGAGATATACCGCATCACAAGGCCGCTGAATGGCAAGGTGACGGTATACGCTCAGCATATCTCATACCGGCTTTCGTACACGGTAACGCTTCCCTCCACCAAATCAGATAATGCAGCAGATGCACTAAAGTCCATCAAAGACAACGCAGTCACGGACTGCCCTTTTACCTTTGAGACGGATGTAGTCAAATCTGGGTCTTTTTTCAATTCGAAGGTGCAGTCTATCCGCTCTCTTTTAGGGGGTCAGACCGGCAGCATACTCGACTGTTTCGGCGGCGAGTACAAGTGGGATAAGTGGAACGTGAAGCTGTGTGACACAAGAGGCTCAACGCTTCCGATCTCTCTTGAGTATGGCAAGAATCTGACCGATCTGCAGCAGGAAGAGAATATCGAAAGCACTTATACAGCTGTGATTTGCACTTGGACAAGCAGCGATGCGGACAATCCCACACACGTAAACGGCGATATCGTCTATACGGACAACTGGAAATCTTTCCCGTATGTCCGCACGCTTGTCGTGGATAAATCTTCTGACTACGAAAATCAGCCGACCAAAGAAGACCTTACAGGCGACGCAGAAAAGTACATTTCTGCGAATGGTGTAGGCATCCCAAAAGTATCCATCAAAGTATCCTTTATCAATCTGGCAGACACAGAAGAGTACAAGCACATCCTTCCACTGCAGCACATCAAACTTTGCGACACAATCCGGGTGCGCTTTTCTAAGCTTGGCGTGAATGCGTCCGCGAAAGTGATAAAAACAGTGTATGACGTGTTGAGAGAGAAATATACATCCTTAGATGTCGGAGACGCGCGAACAAGCCTTGTATCTACAACTGCCGCTGTATCGCAGGAAATCGAGGATACCGGGAAAACTCTTGATGCAAAATTTCGGTCAGAGCTGAAAAAGCAGACAGACCTCATCACCGGAGGGAAAGGCGGTTATGTAGTAATCCGGAGAGATGAAGAAACGGGTTATCCTGATGAAATCTTGATCATGGATCAGCCAGACAAAATGACCGCCAAGAATGTGATCCGGATGAACAAAAACGGGATCGGCTTTTCTCAGAGCGGATATAACGGGCCTTTCAACTCCGCTTGGACGATCGACAGTAAATTTAATGCGGATTTTATCGGAGCAGGAACGATAACCGCAATCACGATCCAGACAGCCAAACCGGAAGAAGGCGTTGAGCGCGTGGCAATCGAAAAAGGAACCTCAGCAATCAAGGGCCTTACAGGCACCGGGAAACTCATAAACATCATTGACATGATGAACGGCGCAGATGCTAATGACGAAAGCGCGAACATGGTGCTTGACTGCAAAAATCTTCTTGCAATTAGATCTCCTAAAATTGGCGTTGTCGCGCAATCATACGGAGAGGCAGAGGCCAATGTAAAAGAGTGCATTACCGGTACAGCACAATATATCACAAGCGTTTCAAAAAATTTGAACTACGGCACGGGTGAGCAGGGAACACATGAAGGGTATGTTTTTGACGGGGCTGTTTTCTGCACGTTGCCTGTATACCTTGATGTGAAAACGTCTGGGATCAACTATATCAATGGCATGGTAGTGACACAGAAAGAATCGCACACATACACGATTTAAGAGGCGAAAATGATCATCGACAAAAACGGAAAAATCTACTCTGGCGTTTATATGGGATGCGGGACTGTTGTACAGGACGGTGATTTTTTCATTTTCCTCCCGTATGAGCGAGAAGAGGACTGCAAAAGAGCAGAAGAAATCTTGCAGTTAAAGCGTGACTTATCGGCAACGGACTACAAGCTGATGAAGTACATGGAGGGCTTTATCACAGACGAAGAGTATGCAGAAGTGAAACGCCAGAGGTCTGAATGGAGAGCAAAAATCAATCAGCTCGAAAGCGAAATTTTAATGCCGACGATCACAAGAGAAGAAATGGACAGGGCTGAGGAAACAGCAAGAAAAGGAATGAAGAAATGACAGAAAATCATGTGTTACAGATGATCCCGGGAGGCGTTCCGCTTGTGCTGCATGTCTCTCAGTATGACGCAGATCGGTCTTATGTACTCACGCCTTACTACGGGTCAGCAAAGTATGAGAGACAGCCAGACTCTACGGCAGTACTTGAGGCGACAAAGCCAGACAGTACGGTCGTAGCAATTGCCGTCACTTACGGTGAGGATGGGACGATATCCTTTAACCTTCCTGCATCTATTACGCAGGCAGCAGGAGATGTCAGATCAAAGGTGTCAATCCTTGACGAAAGAGGAAAGCGCGTTTCTTCTGCAAAAATTGTATTTGCTGTTGACGTGGCAGGAATTGATACATACGCAAGGGTGTCCGAGTCCGATCTTGAGCTGCTGCGAAACGTAGAAGAGCAAACGGCAAATATCGCAGAAAATGCAAAGAATGCTGCAGCATCCGCATCTGCGGCAAAAACTTCGGAAACGAATGCAGAAAAGTCAGCAACAGATGCAAAAAAGTCCGCTGATGCAGCAAAAATAAGCGAAACAAACGCCAATAGCAGCAAAGAGGAAGCGGTTGCAGCAGCAGCGGCGGCAAAGGAATCGAAGGACAATGCGAAAAGTAGCGAGACGGCAGCAGGAAAATACGCTGTAGCGGCAAAAAATTCGGAAACGAACGCAGGAAAGTCAGCAGCGGCAGCGAAGGAAAACGAAGACAATGCAGTAGCGGCTGCTGTAAGGGCAGAGAAGGCGGCAGAGAAGGCCGAGACGATGGGCACCGTCAGCATTGCGACTACTGCGAAGGCTGGAATCGTAAAACCAGATGGAAGCACAATTTCGGTAACAGAAGATGGAACGATAAAGGGTGCATCCGTCACTTTTGACGAGGCAACCGGAGATCTGCATGTAGAACTAAACGAGGAAAGCATACAGATCGGCAATGTTTTGGACTCTGTATTTAAAAATGTTCTCACCCTAGACCAGATCAAAAGCGCAGCAAGTCTTGTGAGAAAGATACCAAGCGCGGATGCATTAAAGAGTGTGGACGCAAAAACGGAAAAGCGCCTTCCTGCGCAGTCTCTCACCGCGGCCGGAGGGACGCTGACTTTCAATGATGTAAGCATTACAGAAAACTCTTTGATAACGCCGTATGCAACGCTTTACGGAATTTCACCGACAAACGTAGTAGCAACAGCAGGAACTTGCACAGTGACATTTGATGCACAGGATTCAGCATTCGATGTGTGCATCACAGTAAGAAATTAAAAGGAGAAAAAGCATGAAGACACTCAAGTTCAAGAACGGAAAGACATTCGATTTCAGAGACACAAGCACCATCAATACTCTGGTGTATGACTGCACAGCCTTCGCTGATCTGGATTTTATCAAGGCACAGTTTGAAGTAGCAGACAACCTCATCGGTGGTACTTTTGATGGTGAGCCTATCACCGGAGTGGTATATACCGGAGCACAGGTAGAACTGGGCGCGGACGGTAAGATCGTGGCACGCTTTACAGTCAGAGACCTGACCGAAAAGGAAGTTCTGGAGCAGAGAGTAAGCGACCTTGAGGACGCTATGGCTGATCTGATCGCATAAGGAGGGACGAGCATGAGCAAAGCAAAGGCACGTATTTTGGCAAGATGCATCTATCGTGGGTCTAAGACCATCGAGGACGTAGATGAGCAGTATCGTGATGCAGTAAGAGAGCAGTATCTTCTGCTGTTCGGAGAGGAGCTTGCATAATGAGCTTCTATCCAGCCAAAGGCGGAGGTAAGAAAAAATACAAGCGCATAACAGTTAAAACAAGCAGTACAGGTTCTGGTGATGCGACCATAGACGTAACTGCTGATGGAAAAACAACGACGTATCATCATAGAGCTCTGCAAGATCATACTGTGCAAATTGCGGACGGATTTACGATGGTATACACTGGCGGTACTTGGAATGTAATGCCTACAGATGGATTGAAATTTGCTTATAAAATCGGATCTAGTGTTTATGTTAATACTGGAATAACTTGGGGATATCAAACATATATGGATGCTATTATCTGCATAAATAGTGGCGAATCAATTCAATTGATGTTTGAGTAGAAAGGATGGTACTGATATGCCATTTTATCCGTGTCGTGTGGGGGGGAGAGATTCAGACATAGAGCTGATCGGCGTGTTCCCGGCCAATAAATCATACTACGAAGTGGGCGCGGGATATAAACACTCTTACACTTTCACTAAAAAATACAGTGAAGTTATTGCGGTCGCAAATAAATCTACAGCATCACAGTCTATCACTGCAACTGGGGTAACATTGCAGGATTATAACGGATCTTTTGCAAATAACTTCGACAAAGGCTGTACTGCAAAAATCATGCAGAATGTCACTCCTGAAACGACTCTTTCATGGTACACAACGTGGAATGGCACAGACATGGGGGCACAGCCCTTTATGATACTTTTTGGAAAGGAGTAAAATCATGAGCTTTTTCAGATGTGGAGCAACTGGGGGGGTAAATTGAGTTATAAAGACATCTCTGTCCCGACAGGAGTTGACAGCTATACGGTAAAAGCAACAGACATATCATCGTCCGCAAAAATCGTAGCAGCAGGTGCTATGTCTAGGCCACACGATGGGTGGGGGGAATTTAATGTAACGTATAATGAGACATACGCTAAGATAACATTCAGCAACGCCAAGCCTGCGGTCAATTGGGTTCTAAGGGTTTGGTATCAATAAGGTAGGAGTAACAAAAAACATCATACTGCATACTGGAATGATACTGCTACTAACAAGATCCCCGGCAATAGCCGGGGATTTATTATGCCAAAATTTCACAAATAGATAAAAGCTATTTAATCTCCCAAGAATATCCACAATCCTGGCAAATGCAGGTCTTTTTGTTTTTTGTCACAAGCTTCTGCTTTTTCGGGAAGAAGAGTGCAAAAAACGAAGGCAACCAGAAAAGGAACCACTTAATGGGTTTCCACCACCAACCAATCAAAAGCCAATAAAGGCAGCTTCCGTGGTCGTTTTTAAGCTTTTGGTCCTGTACGAAAGTGACGTTGACATTTGTGCTCCCACACTTGGGGCATATGATTTTTGTAGCCATTTCTTTTTCCTCCTCATGAAAAAAGTGAAATATACGTAAGCATTATAGCAAGATTGGCGAGCGGTGGCGCAGAAAAGGCCGAAAATTACTTATATCAAATCCAAGGAGGGAGAAATGGGAACAGACCAGACTGTAAGCATCGCCTTTGTGATAGCGATGATTGGATGCGTTATATCGCTTGCCAACTTTTTTAATGGCCAGAAAAAGAACACACAGGGGGAGGATGCAAGAATGGAGGAAATCCGCACATCCTGTCTGAAAGCAAACTTAAAGCTTGATAGCGTGTGCGGGACGCTCACAGACATAAAGACCGATGTAAAGGCGATGCAGAAGCAGGTCAATGACGCGCAGCAGGAAATTGCGGTTGTGAAGAGGGACATTAAGACTGCATTTAATCGGATCGACGATATCAACAAGAGGCTCGGGAATGAAGAATAAGGCACTCACAAAATACCTGGTATTTTCTTTTGCGGTCGTGCTCTTGTACACGGTCGCAGAGCTGATCTTATCAACAGTTACAGGCATCACACACGACACTGTTACCACATGCTTATACGCATTTTTCGGCACGGAAGTCGGCGCGTGTGCTTTTATAAAAATCACCGGACGGAAGACGGAAGACACTTTTGACACATTGGATATCAATAAGGAGGATGAAGGGAATGAGCAGGGATGACATTATCAGAAAGCTTACAAGCAGGAAATTTTGGGTAGCTATTGCGGCTATGCTTGGATCAATCGGGGCCAGTATCGCAGGCATCCAGACCGGCAGCGACGTGGTGGCCACAATTGGCGTTGTAGCGACCGTGGTATCTGCTGCGATGTATGCAGCACTTGAGGCGTATGTGGACGCTACCAGGATCAAGGAGGATAAGTGATGGTTGTATCCTCTGAGGGCCTTAATCTCATCAAAGAATTTGAGGGCTGCCAGCTCAAGGTGTACAGAGATCCGGTAGGAATCAAAACGGTGGGGTACGGACACACCGGAGCAGACGTGAATGCCATGCGTGTAGGCGCGAAGATCACGCAGGCCGAAGCTGATGAGTATCTGCGCAAAGACACAGAGAAGGCGCAGGCCAACGTCAACTCCTTTAATGATAAGTATCACTGGACACAGACGCAGTTTGATGCGCTTGTGTCTTTTGCCTTTAATCTCGGATCTATCAATCAGCTCACGGCGAACGGGGCACGCAGCATCGCGCAGATTTCCGCAAAGATCCCTGCATATAACAAGGCGGGCGGGAAAGTTCTGCCGGGCCTTACCAGAAGAAGAAACGCAGAAAAGGCTCTCTTTGATCGCACCGCGCAGGCTGTAGAAAAGCCAAAGGAAGAGAAGAAGGAGCCAAAGACAGAAGGAAGGTACCGTGCAGGATGCACTTATACGACAACCGTCAATCTCTTTGTGCGGGACGCTGCAGCAGGGAGCATCAAGAAGTACAGTCAGCTCACACCAAACGGGAAGAAAAACGGATACTCGACAAACGGCAAAGCTGTCCTGAGAGCAGGAACCCGCGTCACGATCAGCAAGACGCAGGAAGTCGGCGGCGATATCTGGGCGCAGATTCCGTCTGGATGGATTTGTGCACAGAACAACGGGAAAGAGTACGTGAGATGATCAGAAAGATTATGCGGGCACTTTGCAGGCACGATTTTTGTGTGACGCTGTATGACGATGGAACACGCAGACGGAGGATGTATTTTTGCAGAAAATGCGGGAAGATGATAGAAAGATAACCGCCCAAGACATGCTCCTTGCGGACGCTATCGGGACGGCAATCAATGCAGAGATGGAAGTAGAACGCCTGCAGAAAGAGAACGACAGGCTCAACAAATGGCACTATAAAATGTGTTATCTGATCTGCATCGCAGGAATCATAACCAGCTTTATCGGGATTATAGGAGCACTGTATGGATAGGTCACTGATCCGCGATTTCTGGCGCTGCGGTGACTGCCAGATCATAGACTTTGCGATTATTCGGGCGAGGCTGAACGCCAACGAAAAGGAAGTGGTTCGGCTTATGCTTGATGAGTGCCACACGCAGGAGAGTGCTGCGGAGAAAATGGATGTATCCACAAGGTGCCTGCAGTCGTGGTGGTACTCTGCTACGGATAAGCTCTTAAGCATCCCGTGGGTTACGGCATACGCGAAAGAAATCAGAAGTAAATCAGAGCGGGAGTAACCGGTATCTCGCGGGGCAGTGAGCGAGGGAAACCGCTGCACAACTGTATTGGTGGGGATGCAGACAAGAGAGGCCTATAATGGGCCTCTTTTTTGATGTAAATAATTGATATTAGTTATTTACAAATAAATAAACGTATAGTATGATAAGAGCATCAAAAGAGATCGAAAAGATCACTTACAAGGAGGAAAAAATGAAGGTAGCAAAAATCGGGAATCAGAATTTCGGATTAACGGGAAAGGTAAAAAACCTTTGCGATATTATGGAGGACGGACTCTTTGAAGTAGAAGGGTTCTTCCACCCTGTATCCGTTGAGCGCGTTACACAGTACGGAGAAGATGAGCTTTCCGGACAGGTCGGAGGGCTCTTCAATGGAGCGGACGGCGTTCGCCGTTATTATATGGAAACGGGGAAGTTTGAGGAGGTGTAAAATGTATAAGGTAATTGACGGGAAGCGGTACAATACGGACACGGCAGAGAGAATAGCCGTATACTCAGAGGGAGGCGGCCCGCGCGATTTCCGACACTGGTCGGAAGAGTTGTATAGAAAGAGAAACGGCGAATTCTTCATTTACGGGGAAGGAGGCCCGGCGAGCAAATACAGCGTTTCCTGCGGTCAGAATCAATGGAGCGGAGGAGAAAAAATCATTCCGATAGCGTACGAGCAGGCGCAAAAGTGGGCCGAGGATTATCTCTCCGGAGAAGAGTACGATGAGATCTTCGGAGAAATTGACGAGGACAACGAGCGACAGACGGTGACATTTTCCCTTCCGTCAAGCGTCTGTGAAAAGCTCCTTCGGGAGGCGGCAAAGGCTGGCTTGTCGAAGTCAGAGCTTGTGTCAAAGCTCATCATGGGAATTGACAACTGATGAGTTTTGAAGCATTATATAGACAACTTCCCCGCATCAGCGGGGGTGATCCTTATAGCCATAAGGGAAAACAAAATTTCCCTGCGTAAGCGGGGGTGATCCTTGTAGCCATGAAGGAAAACAAAACTTCCCTGCGTAAGCGGGGCATGAAAGAGAGCCGGTTTTTCCGGTTCTCTTTTTTTACATATTTTATTATTTATTTGATAATTGCTATTTACAAATAAATAAATGTATAGTATGATAAGAACATCAAAAGAGAGCAGAAAGCTCACTTACAAGGAGGAAATCAAAATGGAAGGAATCAGAGTTGAAAACGTAGGTGGCAAGGTTGAAATTTATACGCCTTATAACCGCGATTTCATCGACGCTTTGAAGGCGAAGGTCGGCGGCGAAAGATGGGACGCAGCTAAGAAGTGCTGGACAGCTCCAGAGGAAATGCTGGATGCAGTTCGCGCCATCCTAAAGGATGTATACGGCTATACAGACATCGAGGACGCCGGAAAGCTTTACACGGTGCGCCTGGAATCCCTTTACGCAAAGGCTGACCGTGCACCTGTATCAGCCTTCAACAAGGTCATTGCTAGAGCATGGGGACGCGATTCTGGGGCGGTTGTCGGCGATGACGTCATTTTTGTAGAAGGTTCTCCGAAGTCTGGCGGAAGCCGCAACAACTGGGAAACGATCATCCCAGAAGGATGTGTGATCGATGTACTCCACGTACCGGAGAAGGCACTGGAAAAATTTAAAGAAGAGCTTGCCGGAGAGACCTGCCCGGATTACAAGATTGTATCCGAGACGGTAGAAGAAGAGAAGAAAGATGATCAGCGCGCGAAGCTCCTCGAAGAGCGTGAAAAACTCCTTGCAAGACTTGCAGAGATTAACAAGGAGTTGGGAGAATGAAGCGGGCAGCTTTATATGTCCGCGTAAGTACCGCTGAGCAGAGAGATCACGGGCTGTCAGTAGACAGCCAAATCTCTGCCCTGCAGAAATACTGCGAGGACAACGGATATAAGATAGCTGGCATCTATAATGACGCGGGAATCAGTGCCAGGAAGAGCTACAAGAACCGGCCGGCACTCCTGCAAATGCTGAAAGACTGCCAACAGAAACGCGTTGACATTTGTCTTTTCACGAAGCTAGACCGCTTCTTCCGGTCGGTCGCTGACTACTATGCTTGCGTGGAGCAGATGGCCGACGTTCCGTGGAGGGCAATCTGGGAGGACTACGAAACTGAAACTTCTGCAGGTGTTTTCAAAGTCAACATCATGCTTTCTGTTGCTCAGTCGGAAGCGGATCGGACTTCTGAGCGAATAAAATCCGTAATGGATTACAAGCGGGCACGCGGTGAGTACGTCGGTACGGTGCCGGTTGGATACAAAAGGCAAGGAAAGACCCTTGCGATTGACCCGGAGACAGAGGCAGGCGTTCGCGCTCTCTTAGAAGGATACCTGGATTATTTGCCGCTTGATGAGTGTGTGAAAAACGCAAAGGAAAAAGGCGTGACATTCCACCGGAGGACGGCGAATGACGTGCTGAAACGCCCCACCTACTACGGGGACGCATACGGCTGCAAAGTACCGGCGTACATCACCAAAGAGCAGCACGATGCAATCATGCAGCGGATGAGCGAGAACATCCGCAAGCCAATCCGGACGGGCGTTACCTTTACGTTTCAGGGCATGTGCCGTTGCGGATACTGCGGGCGAAGAATGTCCAGCACATCCCGCCGCAGGCACTCAGGAAAGCGTGGTGACTACATACAGATTATCTATCAGTGTCCAAAGCACGTTAATGATTTCATACATCCCATCTGTAAAGGGTGCGGGATCAATGAGGAATTTTTGGAAGATGCGATTCTGAAAGAACTGGAATCTGCGGTATCTGAGTACAATTACAGCTTGTCAAAATCCTCAATCACAACGGCCCTTGCCGACTATAATAGGGAAAAAAAGAAGATTGAAGACAAGAAGAAGCGCCTTGCTGAGCTTTACGAAGATGACATGATTACCAAAGAAGAGTATCAGGAAAGACGGGATGCACTGCGCGACAAGGAAAGAGACCTGAAAGCTCCGGAAGCTGCAAGAAAGGTCATCCTTCCTGCAGGGTGGAAGGAAACGTATTTTTTACTGGATAAAGAAAACCGCCGCCTCTTTTGGAGACGAACGGTCAAAGAAATTTTGGTCTATCAAGATCACAAGGTTAAAATCGTTTTATAGAGCGGCGCACGGGGGTTGAACCCGCATCCCGACCTTGGGAAGGTCATATTCTACCGCTGAACTAGCGCCGCATGAAAGATATATTACCACGACCGGAGCCAAAATCAAGAGCTAATTTCTCGTACAACTTACGTGCCATTATCTTGTGTTAATGGCACGTAAGTTGTACGAGAAATTAGGGCCGGGAATCACTCCCGACCCTTATATTATGCCTTGCTTTTGATCTTTCGAATGACAGCGCTGTACTCTTTCGGGTGCAGCGCTTTTATCACGTCGAAATGCTCGTTCAGCACGTCCATAAGCTGATCCCAGTCAGCAGCAGAAGCAGCTTCCTCAAACTCCGTTTGTGGCTGCCTCTGAGGCTCTGGCGCATAAGAGTAGACCGAAGGCGCTGCACTCTCTGCGTGATCTCTGACCGAGTAGAGTATAGACAGCTTCTCGCAAGCACCGTATGTTGTATTGCCGCACTCAAGACGCTCGATCTCGCGGTTGATCTCTCTCATGTCCATGTGCTGCCGCCTTATCTGAGCGCGTCCATCGCTCTCTCAAGTGCGGAGCGCTCTGCAGTGGTCAGATCATCGTCCTGCATCATCTCTTCGATGCGATCCGCAATCCTCGCCTTGCCTTCTGCCATGCTGTAGTGCCCTCTGGTATAGTGGCCTCGCACATAGTGACGGGAGCCGCTGTATCTGCCGTAGGGCATCCGGTCGCCTCCGCTGTATCCTTCTCCTTCCAGAGCCTCGATTTTGTCGATGTTCTTTATGGTGTCGGTCAGCTTGTGGACGGTTTCCAGATCACCGGAAGACAGCTCGCCTCTCCCGGCGATTTCGTCCAGTTCGTCGCAAAGCATGGATTTCAGTCTGTACATAGATTCTTTCATCATGCCTCCTTGTCAATAATCAAATTTGCGTTCTGCACTGTCGCCGCCTGCGCGCCTTCGTTCCGGATGCTGAGCTGATAGCAGCAGCATTTCGGCACACAAAGGATCACTTCGGAAGAAACGTTGCCAAGATCGCCGGCCGCTACAGAAGTAGTGATCATCTGCGTTCCTGGTATCGCCTCACCGTTCACGGCGATGGCAAGAGTGCTTGCTGTGGTCGCCGCCGCAGCCGACACATTCGCCCCGAACCGCACGCGGTACTTGTGGCCGCCTCTCAGGGTGAAGAGACCGGAGCCGCTTCTGTGCGGGATACCGCAGGAGCATCCGAAATTATTCGAATTGGCAAACAATACCGGAGCGCCTGCCGCAACGGTCTGCGGTGCGTTACTGATGTATTCAGCCATTACAGCCTCCTTTCTCAGCAGTTACCATAGCAGCCGCCGCAGCCGTTATAAGGATTCGGCACGGTGAAGGACGGAACCGGGCGCGGGTTGTAGTATGCAAACTGCCCGTTCATGTAGCCTTTCAGCGTCTCGTTCTGCGCTGCCTGCGATGCTGCAAGCTGAGCCATGAAGAGCTGCTGATTCTTGTCTGCAATCTGTGCATCCTTCGCTGCAAGCTCCTGCGCAGTCATCTTCTGATCGAGGGCACGGAAACCATTGTTCATCGCGTCGATGATGTCGCGCGTGTTGGTCGCGTTCGCATAGTTCTGCTGGCAGAATCCGTTGCCGACTTCCTGCTGGATGGCGTTGTTCCCCATCGCCATAGCATACTTCACGTCAGCGATTGCGGCCTTGTTGTCGCAGCAGCACTGTGCAAGCTGAGCCTGCAGTGCATTGAAGCCCTGCATGTCAGTGACCTGGTTCTGCTGGATGGCGTTGCGCGTCTCATACCCGCCCTGCATGATTGCCTTGTCTGTGTTGCCGAAGCCGGTAAGAAGAGCAGAATTCTGTGCATAAAAGCCGTCGCAGATTCCGTTCTGGATCGCGTCGTCCTTGCGCTCAAGGGACGAAATACCACTGTCGATCTGTCTCTGCAGGGTTGCAAAGTCGGAAGCCAGGACATAATTCTCGGAAGCACCACCGGAGCCGTTGCCCCATCCTCCGAAGCCTCCAAAGCCTCCCCATCCGAACATGCCGAAGATGAGGAAAAGCACGATCATCCAAAGGCCAGAGCCTCCGAACGTGTCGTTGTTGCCACCAGTACAAGCCCGGATATCGGCGGGGCTCATATCGCTAGATAAGCTCATAATTTTATCTCCTTTTCTTGAAATTGGTTTGTTGTATGATCACCGTGCGCACGGATGATTCAAAGATTGAAAAGACCCTTGAAGGTCTGCGCAGCCGTCTGCAAGTCATTGAGCTGCTTCTGTGATATCTTCCCGGATGCAACAAGCTTTTTTACAGCTTCCTCCGGGTCTCCCTTGAATTCGCTTTTGAAGCGGTTAAATTCATTTAGCATCTGCATCGGGTTGTTTCTCATCTGATTCATTGCGGCTCCTTTCCAGAGCAGATAAGCGCTCCTCTATGCTCTTGAGGCGGTCTGTGTAGTCTGTGGCGGGTGCTTTCTCCTGCGCCTGCATATCTTTGCGGCTGTACTCGTAAACCTCCATGTATGGACGACCGGAAGCATCAGAACGCTTCTCGTAAAAGACAGGGCGCGAGCTGTCCCACAATCTCACAAAGCTGTTGGGAGCCATCAGATAAGCATCTGCTGCAGCAGGAGACGACACCCAGATTCTTTCATCGGTGCTTTGCTGCTGTGGTGTCTGCTGATACTGTGAACGGAGAAAGTCAGGCATTTGCTGCTGTTGAAACGGTTGATAATATGGTTGGTACATCATCCCTCCTTCTGCCAATAATAAATTGGCACTTCTGCACCGCTGTCCCACGAGTCAAAATAGTGACCGTCCATGACAGCGACAACGTGACCATTTAGAGCAAGCAGATAATCTCCGCTGGGGTGATCCTCTGCGAAATCATTGACTGTGTAGCAGTCCGGGCAAGTGTCCGGGATCAGATACCTGTGGAATCCTTTGCTTCGGAGATAACTGCCCCACACAGAATTGGCTGCAGGAAGGTCACACATCATAAGGCCAAAGGCGCACAGATCAATGTATGTTTGCTCCCACGTCTGGCCTGTAAGCTTGGATATCGCCCGGACGGTACAATCGCCGGTTCGGGCCGCTATTGGGTTGGGGTTGTAATATGTCCATCTCATGCCGATAGCATAAAACTGCAGGAAGAAGAGGCCCACGATGGTGCTCCGTAAAATTTGCGCACAAAAAAACCACACCGAAGTGTGGTATAATCAACGTGTTACGAAAGTGAATATTGATTGGTGCAAGGAAGAACCGCTCTGTTATGCAGGGCGGCTCTTTCTTTTGACTAAAACGAGTTAAAGTGCGGTGTAGCTCTCACTTTTCTGCTTGACTGCTTCCCTTGCTCTTGTAATCGCTCTCTCCAGTAACGTCACATCTGGCATCGCTTGCTGCCCTCCGATCAGCCGCCCGATTGAGAGCGCAAGGACAAAATTGGATCGGATCAGAGCTGCAACGCCGATCCGCATCAGAAGTGGGGTGTGAAGGTGAGCGCAGACCATATTGAGAACGGCAGCAGGAGAAGATCCGTGGTCTCCGTATGACACATAGAGGAGCTTTTTCTTGTATGAAATTGGGAGGTCGCTCATCATGGTCAGGAGTGCCTTTGTAATTTCTTCTTCATCGTCCTGCGTGTCTACGGTCTCCATTTCCACCGGATACAGCACGCGCAGATAGTACGGAAGCGGCTGAATACCAAGCTTGTAAAAATAGATAAATCCCGCCTTCTGCGATGGCGAGCTCGTGCCGTTCTCCCAGTTTTCAATCGTCGCTCGGCTTACTCCCATAGCCTTGGCTGCCTGCACTTGGCTAAATCCTGCAGCCGCTCGTGCATCTTTCCACATCTTCCCAAATCGTTCTGACAGTTCCACTGTGTTCATTTTTACACCTCGTAATTTTGGTCCAAATCCTCCTGCATGTGTCAAAGAATATTTAAGTCAGAAAACGTTTAAGTCCTGCAATACTCAAACGGGAAGCGGAGCGGTACCCTTATGGAAAGGGGGAGAAAAAACATGGATAAGAAGGAACTGATCGAAGAAATCACAAAACTGTTAAATATCCTTGATACGTCAATCGTGCGTGCTACATACATCACGCTCAAAAAGTTCAAGGAGGCCATCCATGGAAGAGATTAAAAAGATGATTACGGAAAAGATACAGAACTGCGATAAGCCAGACCTGCTCTATCTGATATACTGCATCATCGAAAATCTGCCATTCTAAGCAAAAAGGGGAGCCACACCGTACTGGTGTAGCTCCCTTGCCATTTTTCTCCAGAAAGAATTATCTCATTTCCCTTGCTCACGGACAAGGCTTTCAGCAAAATCTTTAACACATCTTAACTCGTCATCGGTCAGGCCTGCGATTGCCTTTATCAGCTTCGTCCGGAATCCGTCATCGTCGAGGTACATCTTCCCGACGATCTGAGCAATCTCATTTTCTCGCTCTGGGGATACTTGGGGCCGCCCGGCTACATGCATCTCGCCTTCGCCTGTCAGCAGCCATTTCTTATTAATGTGGAAACGGTCACAGATAAGATTGATAGTAGATCCTTTTGGGGTTCTGTATCCTCCTTCATAAAACTTGCAAGCCTGCTCTGATAATCCAAGCATTTTTGAAAACTCCGCTTGTGTAAGTCCTGCCTCCTTGCGGATTTCTTTGATCCTTTCCTTCATGCTCTCACCTCCATCTGCTTATTTCTTACTGCAACTATATACTACTACAAAATAGTAGCATAGTAAACCTTCTTGGAGAAATATTTAAATCAGGGGTTTACAAGATTACTATATAGTAGTATGATAGCAGTATCAAAGGTACAGAGACATAAACACAAAATGTAAACTTACAAGGGAGGAAACAAAATGACACAGCTTGAAATTCTTAACCTCGCATACGATGCAGCACTTGCAGAGTGGGGCTACTACCACGAGAAAATCGAAGACCTCAAGAAAGAGGGAAAAAGAGACGAGATTTTTGAGCTCAGAAAAGCGGAGTGGAGCAGAAAGCTCACAGAGATTTCCGGAATGATCCTCAGAGAGGGCCTCGAAGATGGCCTCAAGGAAGGAGAGAAAAATGTACGAAACAGTTAAGGAAGTAAACGGATACGCCATTCAGAGAATGAAAGGAACGCGCGGACATTTCCGAATCTACATCGCGGAAGGCAAGTTCGTAACCTTCCGGACGATCAAAGCGGCGGCCGCATTTGCCGAAACACTTTAATAGAAAGCCTGCCGGGAGAACCACAACCGGCCCGACACCGGAGCAGGCATTCAGCGCTGAGGTAATGATAAGCGTTTACAGGAAAGGAGAACAGCAATGAAGAAGCAGCAGACAGCAGAAAATAGCCTGAGCAATATCGGGGCGATTCTCGTAGGAAAGATCGCGGAGGCATCCTCCAAGTTGGATACCGGGACGCAGGCAGTCCTTTATGGGTACATCGATGGGCTGATTCTTGCGAGAGAAGCCGATGACAGAAAAGGAGCATGAAGAACAGCGGCGGGAAATCGCCGCTCACTTCCCGGAAATGCTGAGAGTACTCGAAGAGCTCTATGAAAAGCAGACGGGAGTGAGGATCAAGATAGAAATGACCCGGAAGAAGGAGAGTGCAGGATGAAAAAAAGGATTATTGATGAAATCTGCTCGGCTGTATTTATGGCGAGCATGTTCACGGCACTCCTTCTTCACGGGTGCGGATTAAAAACGGCGGCTGCGGTCGATCTGGCAATCGGCTGCATCGCCGTCATTACACCTATAAGAAAAGAGCGCCGGGCGCTCATGAAAAAGCGGGACCGACGCACTTACAAGGTGTAATAAGACAATACCATGACGGAGATAAAAATGCAAGCAATGGTGAAAAAAGTGAAGCTTCCAGAACCGAAGCTGCCGCCGACAAGAGAATATCACGAGGAGTTAAAGATTCCGGAAAGCTGGGAAGCACAGAGAGCCGCCAAAAAGAGAATAGAAGAGGAGAAGAGAAAAAAGCATACACGGAAAGGCTTTCACGCGTGGACGGATGCAGAGCGGAAGGAGCTGATCGAGGCAAGAGAAGCCGGGAAGAGCTGGACAGAGATCGCAGCGGAATACGGAGTGACGGTGACCGCCGCACAGACACAGATGTGGCGCGGAAGGAAGGCAGGGCTATGACGGTCCGGTGCATTTACGGAGGAACGGTGCAGGAGTCGTCAGAAAAAGCAGGCATGAAAGGATGGTGTGACAAGCACTGCAAGACCCTGGGGATGGAAAGAGGGCACATCTGCTATACAGCACTGAAGAAAGCCGGCATAAATCCGGAAGAAGAACATAAAAAATGAAGCAGTGACTCGGGAAAGTCACTGCTTCGGGAATGCTATAGACATTCAATTTCCATAATCAGTATAGCATTCCTGCAGTATGGAGACAAGAGAAAAGCCCGAAAAATCGGGCTTTTCCGCTCGATAAGGACAGGAAAGTTAGAGATGTACCACAAAAAGACATATGACTGCGGAAGAGCAGTCGTGGTTATAAAGTACTATCCGGTCCAGAGAGGACCGAAAGAGGAAAGAGGAAAAAGAGCAAGGTCACCGGATGAAATCCGGAGGTGGGACAGCCAGAAGAGAGCGAGGACGGTACAGAGACTGATCCTCGCGAATTTTGCAGAAGATGATTACCACCTGACGCTGACGTACAGACAGGATGAGAGACCGGAAGGCCTGGAAGAAGCAAAAAAGAGGCTCAGCACATTCATAGGGAAAATGCGGGCGGCGTACAAGAAGAAGGATTTGCCATTTAAGTGGGTCGCAGTGACAGAGCAGGGGCAAAAAGGGGCCTACCATCATCACCTGATTATCCAGAATATCCGATCAGGGATTGACACCGACAAGCTGGTCCGGAAGTGCTGGCCGTGGGGACGGCCGATGTTTGTATTGCTGGACGACGGAGACTATGAGCAGCTGGCCGATTATCTCGTGAAGAAAGAGACAAAAGAGAAAGAAGAGCCGGGGAAAAATCAGATGTACTACAGCCGGAGCCGCAACCTGATTGTTCCGGAGCCGAAGATCGAAAAGATCTATCAAAAGAGATGGAAGCCGGAGCCCAAAGCACCGAAGGGCTTCGAAATCGAAAAAGGATCCGTGGTATCCGGAGAGAATCCGGTGACGGGGCTTCCGTGGCAGAGATATATCCTGATCAGGACGACAAGGAGGAGACCGTAGTGCAAACGAATATTTATCTGGTTACAGACAACCGGACTCCGAAGAAACAGGGATGCTCCTGCGGGTACGTCATGGAGGCCGTCGACATGGGGAATTGCATAGGGACAGCGCAAGGGTGGCATGACTGTCTTGAGGACAGATACGGAGCATTACTGCTCGCACTTGCAGAGGCAGCAGGGAGAATGAAGCCAAATTGCGCTGGCGCAAGTAGCGTATTGATTATCACGGACTGTCGGCCGCTCGCATCCGGAATTTTGAGCCTGAAGAGGTGGGAAAGAGACGGATGGGTCCGGTCAAAAGGGAGACCGATAAAGAGAAAAGAAAAATGGGAGCGCGTGGCGAAAGCACTTCAGGGATATCAGATTGCCGCGCAGGTAAAGCGGGTGGATCTGTATGAAGATCTGCTCCGGAAAGGGGAATGCGATGAAAGATAAACAAAAAGAGAAGGAAAAACTGTTTGAGCGCTTCGGAGAGATGAACCTGGAAGAGCTGAACAAGGCAGCAGAAGGACTGAAGAAAGAGGGAGATCTGGACAGCCTGAGAGCTCTGGCGATGGAAAACGGGATGGATCCGGAGGATGTTGCAGACTATGTAGCCGGAGATACGAAGCAGCTTGCAACGCTGAGACAGGCAGCTCTTGGGAGAATCAAGGTACAGGAGGAGCAGACAGAGATACCGAGAACGGCAGCAGGGATCATATACGGGATGGCGAGAGCCATGACGACGGATCCGGAGGCGTGCAGAGCCTTTATGAAAAAGGGCAGCAGGATCGATAAGGTATGGTCTGAGCTCGAGAAAAAAGCAAGAGATGATAAGCAGGGATCCGTGGGCGTGGCCTGCGGGACGGATCGAGACCTTAAAGAGATCATTTTGAAGGTGGTGACGGGATGAAAAAGAAAGAGCTGCTGAAGCACATCCCGGAAAATGCCGAAGAGCCTTTTATAAAAAGGATCCGGACACCGGACGGAATGGCATTGATGACAGTGCTTCCGGACTCCGACAGAGTGCACTTCACGTGGAAAGACGGGTACCTGACCTATGACACAGAAACGTGTACATGGTCAAGGACAAGAATCACAAGTCCGTGTCAAATCGTGCACTGGCCAGATGATGAAAAGTCGCAGAAAGAAGCGGAGAGCTTCTGCAAAGGTTCAGGGAGTGCAATAAACCAGATAGATAGCTATGAGTACAGAATTAGCTGGAGAAAGAGCTGCGATGCGCAGAATCGGAAGTTCCAAAGAATCCAGGAGATGATGGAGGACGTTCCGGCACTGCCTCCGAGATTTGTGGACTGGATAAAGAAAAGATACCAGACAGCGGAAGACAAGTATACGCGCGTACATTTCACATCGCTTTTCCAGAAGATGCCAGACGGAAGAGCTGTGGAGCGCATCTTCAGGGTTGCTTTTTTCAAGAATCCGGAAAAGATGTCTGTGACGGAAATCGTGCGCGGATACGCAAGTGAGATCGGAGCGAAGGAATGGAGCGACTGGTACTACGGCACAGTTCGAAATGCCTACGGAGCCAGGCAACGCTGGTGGGACCGTAAGAGCATAATGACCTACACACCGCTTCAAACGGACTTCTACACGAAGAACCTTGAAGATCTTGGAATTGGGCTGCAGGGGAGAGAAATCATCAAAGGAATTCCGGGCCCGGTTTACCGGTGGAAGCTGATGGAAGTAGTGAAGTGGGAACCGGACCTCGCGGAGAGAGCTGTAAAAGAGAAATTGGGGAAATGTCTCATGGAGTTCGTCAATGCGGAAGGGGTAGTAGGAGTAGCAAGAATGGCCGACGCGTTGGAAAGAATCGGCAGGCAGAAGGCAAAACGCCTGATTGCCCTGAATGCAAACAGCATGATGCTGATCACGCTGGACATGTGCCCGAAGGCGACCGATGAGACGCTGAAAAAGATCGGAAAAATAAAAAGAGATACTACACTGGACCAGATTGCGGAAATTCTGGAGAAGGGGATCAATGCGAACCACTTCTGGAAGCTCATGGAGACGACAGAAAAAGAAATGAGCTGTCAAGAAAAAATCACGATGTACCGGGACTATCTGGACATGGCCGAACGGAGAGGAAGTGACATCCACAGCGAGATTATTTACCGAAACAAGAGATGGAAGTACTTCCACGACCTATACCTGGCAGAGCTGAACCGGAAGAAGGATGAAGAGCGGGCGGCGAAATTTCCAGGGATCCGAAAGGATCTGGAGAGGAACAGAAGGATCTTCAAATGGCAGCAGGACGATTATTTTGTCCGGCCGGCAGAATCCGCGGAAGACATTATCAACGAAGGACGGATACAGCATCACTGCGTGGGAGCTTCGGATACCTACATGATCAAGATGGCCACGCGGAAGAGCTGGATATGTTTTCTGCGGAAGAAAGAAGCTCCGGAAGAGCCATGGTACACAATTGAGACCGACGGAGAAAAGATTCTGCAGGCATACGCCGCCTACGACCGGAAACCGGACTGGAAAGAAACGGACGAAGTACTGCAGGACTGGATAAGGCAGGTCAGAAAGAACATGGCTGTAATGGCGAAAGAAGAAAATCAGGAAGAAAAGTCAGAAAAGAAGTTGCTGATGGCAGCAGGATAAGGAGGAGCGCATGGAAGAAGGATATATCGGAGAAGTAAAACTCGAGAAAAAAGATGAGACTCAGGAAGACTATACGAGGAAGATCACACTGACCGCAGAGGTGGCGAGCGATATGCAGCTGAAGTACGGTGGCTATAAAGGCTTCAAAGCAAAAATGGATTATGTCATCGGGAGGACGGCAAATGACTTTGCAGAAATCGGCCAGATGCTCAAGGAGGCGCGTGACACGGATATCCTGAAGGATTCCGGATATTCAGGCATGGGAGAATTTGCACTGAAGGAGTACGGCCTCCGGCCAGATCAGACAAGCAGGTTTATCGGAGTTTTCGAAAAATTCGGAAATCCCAATGGAGGAATAAAGGAGGAGTATCAGAGCCACGGCCTCACGAAGCTCTCGGAGATGCTGTCTCTTCCGGACAGCGTGGCAGAGGCGATCCCTGCAGATCTGTCGAAAGAAGAGATCCGCCAGATCAAAGAGGAAGTGAGACAGGAGCAGGCGATAACGCCGCTTGAGGTGGCGATGGAGGGGCAGCAGGCGGACAATCCGCTGACGGCAATGCTGAAAGCATACTTTCACGGAAAGCCGGCAGAATTTCGGGGGATTTTTGAGAAGTGGGAGAAAACGAAAACGGAAGCAGATGAAAAGAGCCTGATCCTTGACGTTCTCGCATCGTCCGGAGTGGCCGTGCTGGAATCGAGGCCAGCAGGACTTGGAAAGATCCTCCTTACCTTTGACGGAGAAGAGAAGGAGCCAAAGCTGACACAGATCAGGGAAGACCAGACAAGCGATGTAAAGTGGCTGGAGCTGCAGAGCACGATAGATGAAATCCTGAAAGGACCGATGGGAGAGGACGCGACAGAAGGCTGGGAGACACCGGAAGAAGCGTGGAAAGGCCTTTACGGAGAAGAAATGCCGGAAACGACGAATTCCCCATGTGAGAAGGCAAAACCGGAAGCAAAAGTGAAAATTGCGCCAGCGCAATTGGAAAATGCCGAAAAGCATGGGGATCCCCATGAAGAGAAGCACATGGAAGAGGAAAATCTTCCGATGCCAAAGCCGGAGAAGCCGCTCCGTGGGACGCAGGAAGCACGTGACTCTCTGAAAGTAATCATGGACAAGGTGGCCGTGATGAAGCTGCAGTTATCTGCGATAGGACATCTGAGGGCAGATGAAGAGCAGTATGTGATCCAGGATACGATGGAAAAGTATGAGAGTGCATCAATGGAGCTGCAGGATGCACTGAATGACCTGAGTATGCTCAGACTGAAGGAGGAACGGGAAGAATGATGGAAGTACACGGGACATGTAGACATTGCGGACAGTATGTCCTTGTCAGGGTGAATGAAGACGCGACACAGGAAGAGATCAACGAAGCTGCAACTCTTGAGTGCGGATGCAGCGAATCGAAAAAAGACAAGGAGAAGCAGGAAGAAATCAGGAAGTGCAAGAGCACGATCAAGGAGATTTTCGGGGATACAAGAGTCGCAGAGCTGCTGACAGAAGCAGCTGATGATATCCGAGAAGGCACAATGATGCAGATGACGCTGAAGCTGACAAAAAACACGACTGCAAAGGTATGGGTAAATGCAGACGGAGAAATCAGTGTAGAAAAGAAGACGGTGAAGAAAGAGAGTACAAAAGCATGAGAACGATAAGAAAGGCAGCCAAAATTGTGGCGGATATTATCGCAGCAGTATCTATCCTGGGGATGGTCCTGATCGGTATCGCGCTCGCGGACGGAGCAAGACGGGAAGACTTCCGGATTGGAGGGAGAGATGTCTAAGCGCAGCATCGTCACAGAGTATGTGGGGATTTCCGCAATTTCCGGAAGCCCTGCAGAGGAAACACATCACCTGATATGGGGCAGAAGCGGAGCCCTGCGGACGCTTGCAGACAAGGACGGCCTTACAATCCCGCTGACGACAAGAGAGCATACAGGGGCAGCAGGAGGAAGCGTGACGGAAAGAGTGCACGACAATACGGCAGCAGAAGCCATGTCAAAGATCGCGGGGCAGTTGGCTTTCGAGAAGGAGTATTACAGGATCAAGATGGGGCTGAAAAAAGGTGAGGATCCGGCAAGAGAAGCCTTCCGGAAGAGATACGGACAAAGCTACCTGTGAAAAGGAGCAGAAATGGAACAGACAGGAAGAAACGGAGAAGGATATCCGGACCAGACAGCAGGGACGGCCATCAAAAACATTGAGAAGGAAGAACATGAACAATGCATATTATACGGGCGATATCATCGAGGCAGAGGAAAAAACAGGGATAATCGGGACATATGCAATCGTGGCCACGCATGAAAAGTACATGACGGCGCTCAGGCTCGCAGAGATGCGGACGGAGAGTGTGACATATGCAGTAATTGCAAAAGAGAAAATGTATACGGATCCGGGGCGGCTGGTGCTCGTGTATAACAGCAAAATTAGAGGACTTGTGCGGTCCATGTCCGACAAAGAGACCGACAATTTACGCAGGGAGGTAAAAGATGCGCTGTGCCTAAACGAGGATGATTTCGGAGAAACCGAGGCAGAAAATCTGAAAAGCAGAGCAGAGGATGCAGAAAAACGGGCGAGGGAAGCGGAAGAGAAAGCAGAAAGAATTCAGAAAAAGCTGAACGATCTGCAGAACAAGATGGAATGCATTCAGCGGGAGAATGCCGGGAAGAATGAAGAGGACAGCAAGAAAGAGATGCTGATTGCGGTCCAGGCAGAAAGAAACTTGTATAAGAAATTGTATGAGGAGACACTGGAAAGAGCTTTTGATATGGCATAAGCGGCAGGGGAAATACGAGGAAAAGACGGAATGAAGAGGGCGGGTCTTTTAAGGAGGGAGTGTTTTGAAGGCATTTTGTTTATTTGAGCAGTCTGGGACTTTCAAGAATGCCTTCCGCAAATACGGAGTTGAAGCGGAAGATTATGACATTCTAAATGACTTCGGCCAGACAGACCATGTTGTGGACATCTTCTCAGAGATCGAGGAGGGATACGAAGGAAAGCCTAGCATATTTGACCAGATTGGGAAGGATGATATCTGCATGGCGTTTTTTCCTTGTACAAGGTTCGAAGCAAAAATTCCGTTGATGATGAGAGGTGAAGGATTTCAACAGAAGAAATGGACGGATATACAGAAATTAGAGTGCAGTATCTCGCTACACAAAGAACTGAGCGAATTGTATATCTTGCTGAGTAAGATGACCATTATCTGCCTGAGAAAAGGATTCCCGATGATCATCGAAAACCCATACACACAACCGCACTACTTGCGGACATATTGGTGCATGAAGCCGGCTTTGATCGACACAGACAGAACTGAAAATGGAGATTACTACAAAAAGCCAACGCAATATTGGTTTTTGAATTGCAAGCCGGAGCAGAACCTTGTTTTTGAACCGATTGAGTACGTGAAAAAAAGGGTGATAGATAACGAAAACACAACCAGAAGAAAGGTTGAGAGGTCGCTGATGCATCCGCAGTACGCGGATAGATTTATACGTCAGTACATTTTGAAGGAGAAACAGTGGAAAAAGACAAAACTTGTGGAACCTGCTTGTACGGAAACTACTACAAAAGACACCACAACATGCAGATAACAGCCTTTGTGGATTGCGAGGTTTATAGCACAAAGAAGGCAAGCAAAGAGAAAGGATGTAGCAACTGGAAGGAGAGAAAATGAAGCATTTTGAAGAGCATAGTTTAGAAGAGATATTAAATCTATCACCAGAGGGCTATACAAATCCTGCTGTAGTAGATGGAAAGCTAGTGAGATGTGAAGGGACGGAATGCACAGATTGTGATTTATCCTGTAGGCATACAACGTCGGGTAGGCTGTGCGCTTTACATTTTATTGAGTGGCTCTATTCGGAAGTACAAGAAGATACAAGCGAAGGTGATCCGGTCAATCACCAAGAGAAAAGAGGTAGAAGGACGAGGTGGATTCCGGTTGCCGAGAAATTACCGAAGAACTTGGAAGAAGTAATTGTCACATGGGTAAATACAAATCCAGAGTCGTACTACAGCGACATTAAAGGAATCCCATTCTCCGGAGCGGCTGTTTTTTATGACGGAGATTGGTATTGGTACTCGAACATTACGCAGGACATCCTCGCGGAATATGGAAGATGTGAAGACATGCTTATAGATGATGCCATAGAAATCACCGCATGGATGCCATTCCCAGAGCCGTATAAGGAGGAAAACTCAGATGGTCGTACTGACTGATGAAAGGTATGAAGGACTCGTGAAGATGGCAGACTATCATCTTCCACATAAGCCTAACTGGGACAGTGACGGATGCGCAGACGGTAACAATGTGTGGGATGCTTACTGTCCAAAATGCGGAGCGGGAATAGATGAATGTGACAATTTTTGTCAGGTGTGTGGACAGAGTATAGATTGGAGTGAGGACAAGGAGGAGAAATGATAGCTTGGTATGAAAAGTTGCGCATGAAAAAGCAGGAAGAAGCAAAGGAAGACTATGTGACGATTTCCAGACTGGATTTTTTAAATGCTATTTCCAGCGTAATAGCAAGCCTTGATGCAGATCGGGAAGAGGCAGATTCTCTTTCTGTTTTCGGAGCACTGATTGCGGGAAAAATCTTTGACAAGACTGACGAGAGAAAAAATGAAAAGGCAGACGATTGAAGAGTATGTAAGGGAAATGCTCAACAGAAAGGGAAAGTAATGACAAACGAGGAGAAAAACAAAAAGAGATTTGATGAGCTTGAACTTGGAGAGCTATCGACTGACGGAATCGCTAGTTTCATTGCGGTAGGAAAAGACGGAGAGATAAATACGTGTACAAAAATACCGTGTAAGGATTGCATCTTCGTAGGGAGATGCTACGGCGCAGCTTTAGAGTGGCTCAAGTCCGAAGCTGAGCCAGATAAAACAGAACCAGCGCAGGAAGAAAAGATGGAAAAAGTCGATCGTCTGATGCTTGAAGCAATGGAAATCGCTAACGAAAATAGCATTCCGTACATTGCAGCCACAGAAAGCCGTTCGATTCTTGCAGGAGGTACACCCAAGGAACTGCTTGCCCTTTCTGTATACCAGGAAGTTCAAATCGCCAAAGGAACAGGGATTCCGATGGAAGATCTGATAAGGAATGTCACGCGTGGCATAGAAATTGCTTATCTGGCATTTTAAGAGAAGGAGGGAAACGCAAATGATCACGCTGACTAAAGTGCCGCAAGAACCGGAAAAAAGTTTGTAGTGGCTATGCGGATGGTCACCCGGACAAGGAGGAGCAGAAATGAAAATTAACATGAAAGGCTATGAGGAGTTGAAGGAGAAGGCCCACAAGGAGAAGGCAGAGATTTCCAAAACGGACCTCATCAAGGTCTGCTGTAGAATCGCAAACGCTGCTGCGGAGCTGGAAGACGAGACTGCAGGAATACTTAATGCGTCAATGGAGATGCTAATGGTCCTTGATGAATTCTTCCCGGAAGAAGAGGAAAAGAAAGAGGAGGCGGATGCTGAGAAGCCTGCAGAAAAGACAGAGCTGAGTGCGATGGAGGAGCTGCTCTTTGAGCGGACACATCTGCGAGATGTGCAGTACCACACAACCATTTCTGCTGTATCGCTCAGTCGGTATAACAATCTACACAGTCTGATTATAGATGCGGATCTGAAAGAAAAATACAACTTCTGGAAGGCGGTGAACGGATATGAATAAACACAGTTTTGAAAAATTAGAGGAGAAGCTCGGAAATGAAAAGAAGATGATCTCCAAAGCGCAGCTTGCAAGCGCAATTTCCGACGTAGTTACTACGACGTTGGTTGCAACCGTACCCATCGGGACATCAATCCAAGCTTGCGCAATTGCAGCTGCGGAAACAAAGAGAGTTCTTGATGATTTCTTCCTCGCAGGGGAACCGGAGAAGAAAACGGAGGATGTTCCAGATACGGAGAAAGATTCGAAGTTCGAGGATCTGAAAAATCGGATTTTCTACTGCTCTGCTGAATGCGGAGTGCCTATTCCGGGAACAGACATAGAGAATAACCGTACAGCGGAAATAAGAAGAGATGCGAAACACGCGGCACTTATTTCTCTGATTTTAAACGCAGGGCTGGGAGGGGAGTATCGAGAATGGCTGAGGAAGAGGTATGAATAAGCACAGCATTTTCCAGAGCTGTACAAGGAGGAAAGCTAAGATGAAAAGGCAGACGATTGAAGAGTATGTAAGGGAAATGCTCAGCAGAAAGGAGAAATGAAGACAAACGAAGAACTGTATAAAGATGAAGCCGAAAAGATAGCGAAAAATGATAAAACGAATCATCCAGCTATATACAATGGCAAACCGGTGCCGTGCATTGGCTTCGACTGCTACAAATGCGATTTGCACAAGCCGAACTCAGACGCCGGCTGTTCAGTCTACTATAGAGATTGGCTTAAATCCGAAGCTGAGCCAGATAAACAAGTGCCAAAGAAGACGGAAGAAAAGGTGAAGAAAGCAGAAATTAAAGTCGGGGATACCGTAAAGGTTACGATGAAAAATCACATGAGAGAAGGCGCAACCGGAACTGTGAGAACAATAAATCGTGCAAAAAACGGAATAAAATTTTACTACGTGCGTTTTGACGGAGAAAGCTGCGGGTATGCATTTTTGGAGTATGAAATTGAAAAGGTAAAACCAAAGAAAACACCTCCTAGTATCGTAGTCTATAGAGACGGGGATACCGTCACAGCAAGGGATCTGGAAACCGGAGAAACGGCAAGTGCGGTATGCAGCAAGAAAGATACTTTTGATATCCATACAGGAGCCTTTATTGCAATGGCGAGATTAACGCATTTCATGGATGACATAAGGATGATGCGGCTTGAAGCAGAACAGATCGAAGGCGATATAGCAGATATGAAAATGCGCTTCGGTGCGCTGATGGGAGAAGGATACAAGTATCCAGAAGGTTTTTTCAGAGAGGAGGGAAAGGAAAAATGAAAATGCGCTTGAAAGAAGAAATCACACTAAGCGCCCGCGAGAGTGATCTAGGCCTTCACGGAGATGTGCTGTTAAGAGCTGGAGATGTCTTCGAAGTTACAGAAATGTGCGGCGGCTGTAAGTTGGAACGGGACGGAATACGCATCTATGCAACTGAAGGGTTCGGTACGTTCCTTCTGGAGGAGGTGAAAGAGTGAATAAAGTAGTGTTACTCGGCCGTCTGACGAAGGAACCGGATGTGCGGCAGACTCAGGTGGTAACAATCGCAAGATATACGCTTGCGGTAACCAGAAGAGGAAAGAAGCAGGAAGGGCAGCAGGAAGCGGATTTCATTTCTTGTGTGGCATTCGGCAAGGCCGGAGAATTCGCGGGGAATTACCTGCACAAGGGGACCAAGATCTGTGTCTCCGGAAGGATCCAGACAGGAAGCTACACCAGGCAGGACGGAACCAAGGCATACACAACGGATGTAATCATCGAGGAGCAGGAATTTGCAGAAAGCAAAGCGGACAGCGGAAGAGCTGCAATGGATGACCAGGTGGCTGCGATGTATGCAGGCCAGAGAAGCCAGGAAGGGCAGCAGGACAGATCAGGGCAGCAGGGTTCATGGGAGAGCGCAATGGACGGATTTATGAGTATTCCAAACGGCATTGATGAAGAGCTCCCGTTTAATTGAGCGGTGAAAGATGGGTTTAGATATTGATAAAGACGCAGTGGAAAAAGCGGATTGCAGAAGATTGGAGGACAAAATGAACGGAGTATTAGAAGGAATCGAGAGAGTTGTTGTTGAAAGAGAAGACGGAAAGATTATAGCAACGATTACAGAGGATCGGATTGACTGTGACCAGGAGTACCAAGTGAGAATGAAACCTGTTATTCCGGAACACAAGCTCTTCATTTCCTGCCCCATGAAGGGCCGAACGGAAGAGAACATCAAAAAGAGCTTTGAAGTCATGCAGAGAATCGCAGAAGCATATACCGGAGAGACTTTGGAAGTAGTCAATCCTCATGAACCGAAGACTTTTGAAAGTGATGCGGATCGCATTCGAAGCCTTAGCGATTCTATCAAGCTGATGGCAGAAGCAGATTACTTCATTACTTTTGAAAATTATTTCGAGTACAGAGGATGCTCAGTAGAAAATCAGGTTGCGGCATTATATGGCTTGGAAAGAATGTTAGTAATGACTAAGGTTGCCGCACCCGATGTACTGAATAAAAGGCAAGAACAGATTCCAGTCTATGAAGGATGAGGTCGCCGTGTAGTAAAGACTGTGCGGAGCGGTCGGCATCGTGCCACTGCTCCTGTACAGCTTATCAAGAGTATTACAAAGCCAATGCAGCCAAGCGAGAAGAAGTATCACGGCAGAAGGCACG